ACAATGAATACCTGTAGTAAAACGCAGGCGGGTTTTGCGTATTTTCTAATGGCAAACCGATCAGATACTGGAGAACATCAGTATTATTAGCCACAACAGGAGTGATACAATAGCAAGCCCAATAATAGTCTGTTACATTTTCGAGCACCAAACCTGTTAAAGAAGTAGGATCTACAGTATAACTTCCGATGTTTTTAATGTCGTTAATGTTAAATTTTTTGCCATAACTATGATTTTCATACGCATTAATTGGTGCATTATATTTCATGCTACTTGCTACAAATTCACTACCATTATAGTAATAAACAAAACCGTCAGATGCTAAAATGTACAGGGCAGAAGTATCAACCATGCTTTCTTTGCTATTTACAAGGATAGGTTGATTTATTTTCACAAAGTTTTTCAATAATTCGCTGAGCTCTCCAGTTTTCGACATATTATCCAGTTTACTGTTTATTTCTTCCTGTACATCTAAATTAGTAAAGTACGTATTTATAAAGTTGTATAAATCTTTGTAACTTTTTACAAGTTCATCCTGCGCATTAAACATTTCTCTTACTGTCTTAAACAGCACAACAAATTTGTTTTCCAGACTCAGCGCACCGTTAAAATCATACGGAATCCCCCGTACACTTGCCACAACTTCACAAGCCTGCGTAATCATTTGACCGAAATCGGGCAACGTAGGAAAATCTGGAATTGTTGGTTTTTTTGACATTATTATTCCTCCTTAATAGAATTGATAAAACAATTCTTTGCAATCATCACAGATACGTTTATTAAGATTAAGGATGGTATCTCGGAATCTCTGAATTTCTATTGAGTAACTACCGTCAAAACCTTCATCTTCAATCGTATCATTGTTATTTGCGTGATAAGTGTCATTGCTATTGGTTTTCGTTGTATTCTCCCCATTGCTTACCGCGTTGTTGTGAATCGTATTTTGCCCCCGTTCCATCGTAGATGCGTAATTCGTTCCGGCAAAATTGATCTGCGGATTGTCAGAGTGAATATTTTGTGTGTCGTTATTCGTATCGGCTGTCGTTGTGTTTTTTGCCGTGCTGTTTCCGGAGATTACTCCCGTTCGCGTATCGTCTTTTGTACTCGTTACTTTTCGTGTACTCTTATGAGTGGTAAGCGGGTTGTACTCAAAAGTAATACTCCTGTATAACTGCTCGTAGTATGGCATGTTAACCGTAAGGATCTTTTTCAGATGATACTGAAATTCACCAATCGTTTCCAACCCGATCTGCTCGCGGAAATACTGTAAACAGAATGTTTTTTCGAACGCAAGTTTTGCGCTTGTATATTCGGGCGCGGATGTATCGACATAAAACGGAAAGTCAAAATTGAATACTAATGGAACTGCGGTTTCAATCATATTGTCGATGGTTTGATTTTCGAGCGGCGAAATCACATGATCGGAAATAACCAACTGCTCAATGGTATTCGTCAATGTTTTTGTTTCGTAGTTGTAACCGAGAAACATTATTCCACCTCTCTTTCCGGCGTATCGTTTTCTGGTGTGTTGTTTTCGTTGTTTTTTGTTGTGACAAACACATCTGGTCTGTTAATCGGCGTTACCATCTTAGAATTAAAACGTACATGGATGTTCAGACCATACATATCATTAATAGCGTCAAGTCCTCTCTGAATGGTTGCCAGATTTCCGTTTCTTGTCAACTCAATTTCTCCATCGTTGTAACTCGTTTCCGCGGAAACCAGCCGTTCCGGTTTTTCAACGCCGCTTGCTTCGATTCCAAGGTCTGCCAGACATTCTGCTACTTCTCTCTGCGCGGCGGTGTCAAGTTCATTAAAAATCGGCTGTACTTTCAGATCAATTGTATCAATTTGAATCTGTTTTCTGAGATCGTTTTTTGCCTTAATAAATGGAATATTTTTCACCCATTTTTGAATAAAGTTGTCAATGCTGAGTTTTTGAGTGCTATCTCCGCTGATAACAACTGGTGTTCTCTGCTGTATAACGTTTACCCTTGTGGACGCTTTCTTCTCTGCCAAACTCTGCGCGTGTAAAATAATGCTGAGTATTTCTGGTACAGCAAAAGGTCTTGCGAAAATCAGCGCGCTTTCTTCCTTATCTGTCTGTTCATAATACTGACCATTCATAGCATAAGCAATCCAATCGGTCGGTATACCATAAATATCTGGTTCGCCAACCAGATTAACGCCAAAAACGCCAAACAGTCCGGTGATCGGCTCTTTTTTGAACAGACACATTCCATGCCATAACAAATAGGAATTGAGCATACGTGGCGGAATCTCATCCGGTAAACCGTCATATTCATAGCGTGATAATGCAAGATTTACGAACTTGTCAAAAAAGTGCCGAAAATACAGCTTTTCTTCTGGTGATGTATTCGGATTTTTTTCCCATTGTCCCCATACTTCTTTGTTGCTCACTCGATACGGGTTAGGATACATGTTATCACCTCCTTAATCATTGGAAAGTCCATAGTTTCCAACATCGTTCGTGTGCCAAAACGTAACACCGCGGTTAAACATAGCCTGCAAAAAGTTGATATCATCGGTGACGCATGCTCCATGCAATCCGCAGTTTACCGTTTTGACAAAATTCCAGCTTGATCGTCCTGTTATATTCGGCACTTTGATTCTATGCGTTGCATATCCGTACATGGTGAAATAATCGTCAATTACTTTCGCCATTTCCGGAGTTACACACATGGTCTTTAATGTAATCGTATTACTAAAAAGCGCAGTCTGAACATAACTTCCAGTAGCACTTCCTTTTGCTGTAGGCGGAATTAAATCGTGTTGCTCCATCTGTGCTGAAATATTTTCACCAAACATAAAATTGCTTGCTGTCTGACCGATACTGCTTTCGATGGCTTTTCCGAAATTACCGCTTAATACGTTTGCAATGGTTGATACAACACTTTTTCCAGTATCAAGATACTGCTGTTTTGTCTGATAATCCCATATAGGTTGAGACTGTGCCAGCCAGGCTTGATAAGCGTCATTTGTCCACGCGCAGGTAGGAAAATTACTATAAGTAAATGCATATGGCGTATTATCAGTAGGTTCATTTTTGTAATTTTTTGGATATACGTATATAGACGGAATATTTAATTTTACGCCTTGTGCGCCAAAAGCTATTTTTTGGTTGTTGAAGTATTCGAGTCGGTACGCATATTGTGTTCCATCGTGCGCATCTGCAATTAAATACGAAAATGGATATTGAAATAGTTTTTTATTTTTTGGAGTATAGCCAGCTAGCGTTGTTGGGAAATTCATGGTAAAGTTTTGTGGACTTGCAGAAAAGCATAAAGCAGGTGCTTGAAAAATGGATACAATAGCGTCTGCATTTCCGCTTTTAGCATAGGCTTGAATTTTTTGTTTCATGGTAGCAAAATCTGTAGTGTTAAAATAAGTCAAACCAGACATTATTTTTTGATTTAATTCCGGTTCCAATGCAACGCCATTTTCATCCGCACTGGCAATAAGACAATAGTTCATAAGACCAAAACCCATGCCAGCGGAACCATTTACAATGTATTCTCCAGTTTCCAGATTTTCGGGGACTAGATTCGCACCTACTGCGTCATCTTTTTTCGCAACGTGTTCTCGCTCTACATAGCACGGTTGAAGTGCCACATCGTAAAAACTGTTCTGAAAACGATCGGGTTCGAAATAAATCTTGAAACTTCCGTCACTCAACCATTCTACGTGCGTCACAAACCCGAAATACCATTCTTCCGTATACGGTTTATTCTGGAAAGCAATGTAATTGCATTTCAAAAACTCACTTTCATTCCCTTTTCCTTTATACGTCAATTCGCCCCATCGTACTGGGGCAGACTGTTTAAACGTATGAATAGCTTTTTCTTTTACATGCGCCAGACAACCTGCTTTTCCATTTTCGTAGTATCTTACATGTTCGTAGTCATTTCCCCATTCAATTCCACTAGCCAAAATAACCGTAGTCTGCGGGGAAACTGCCGCCACATTGGACTGCGGCGGCATCGGAATAAAGGAATCCATGTTTCCCACCTCTCTTAATCGGTAGTAAAGTAAATATTTGCTGTTTTGGACGAATCGTAACGGCTGGTAATCACAACTTTTACGCTCGCTGTTTTATTTGCTTTCTTGTTAAGATTCTTTTCGTCTTTTGCGATTCGAAGAATCGTAGTTCCCGGGATTACAAACGTATCAGCAGAAGAGTTACCCTCTACTTTTACGTCAATCGCTTTATCAGCTACCCCAGTATAAGTAATCGAAAAACTGCCGCCAAAGTCGACATCTGATCCGGCTTTCACTAGTCCCAAATCACTTGTTTCGATGGAAGAAACAAGAACTGTCTCGGTTGTAAACACGATAATCGGATAGAACAGAGAGTAAGAGAACATCTCTTTCACCGTATACGTGCTGTTCCATCGCAATCCACGGTTAACGTTATCCTGTACCATCATACGGTACTGTTCGCGGATTTTGAAGAACCGTTTATCCACCAGCACTGCGACGATACCCTCTGCATCGTTAAAATTGTCAATCAGCACCTGCTGTGCTTTCGGAATCATCCTGTCCAGATTGTACGCACTTGCGTAGCTGTCAACATTCATAGCGGCTTTCGTATCCGGGTCAACGAACAGAAGAATGGTATCTTCTTTTGCCGCCGATGTTGCGCCTGCAAAGTTGTACAGTGGGTTCGGAAACTGAATTTTATCAATATAAGACTGAATCTGTTTTGCAAGCGCATTGGCACTCGCCTGGTCAGTAACCGGGTCTACGTGTACCGGATAAATCTGACCTGCGCGCTTTGCAGATGCAATCAGTTCTTTTGCCGTGGTAAACTCATCCCAGTTGCAAGCGGAAACGACACTTTCCACTTTTGCCTGTACTAGACTTCTGAGTCCGTAATCATCGAGAAATGCGCCGCGCATATCTTCAAACCAGATAGTAACCGGGTAGTCGTTGTTGAAATTGATAACATGATACAGTGCCATGATATAGCTGTCATAAATGGCGGTTGCATCTTCGATACTGATATTGGCATCGTGTGCATAACCCTGTGCAAAGTTTACATATACTTCCTGTTCTCCATTTCCATATGGCATAGCGTTACTATTCAGCACACGAAGAGGGTTACGGAACGCTTCGGTACTGATGGACTGACTGGCAATCAGATTCACCAGTGCCGGAACGAGTTCGTTTCGCGCCATCGGGTTGTAAGGATCGGTCAAAGTTTTGGCAATATCGGCGATATTATCGCGTGTTGCCACCGGGACTCTGTCACGGTAATCAACACTCATTGTCTGGCGCACTGCATTTAACATATTAATATTTGTCATATCAACTTTTTCTGCCATATTTTTCATTCTCCTTTTCCGCTTAAAATAAGCTGAGACATATCAAGATCGCTGATACTTGTTGCGGTTTCTTCCGGTTTCGGCGCGTTTCCGCCAAACTCGGTTACTTTTGTGATACTTCCGCCGTGGGAAAGATCAGACCAGCGGCTTTTGATTTCAGCAACGGCGGCATCATACTTTCCTTTCAGTTCGTCCCGTTCTGCGACCAGCGCGTCACGTTCGGACATCAACGCTCCGATATCAGTATCTTCGGTTTTGATTTTTTCACTGATGGCGGCGATCGCGTCGCCATGCGTTTCGATGTTTCCAATGTCGGCAACAATTTCTGTCCAATACTCTTCTAGTGTCATTTTAAAACCTCCTTTTTAAATTGGGATATAACCAGATCGGCATTTTATGCCGTTTTGGTTTCATTGGATGCGGCGGCTCCGGCGGCTCAGGTTGCTCTCCTTTTGCTAAGTACCGATATACCATCACCGCGTTGTTCAAACGTTCGGAATCAGATAAGTACCGATTCCCAACAATCCAATCGGTAATTGTAGAATCTTTCGCGTGTTCCGAAATAAAATTGAAACATTCATGTGACTTTTCCTGCCGGAACGACAAAGTACCATCGTCACTAATTCCCTCCCATCCTTTCATATAGGCGGAAGTCAGTGCGTTCAGATCTGTGCTGTCACTGTGTAAAAACGCCTGCAGATTTCCGTAAGCACTGGCGGCTCCTACGGAATACCACACATTTTCATAGATTAAATATTCCAACTGCGCGTTACCATCTTCCCGGCTGTACCCGTTGGAATCTAACCATTGGAACAACCGCGTCCGGCGGTCGGTAGAGGAATTATCTGTCCACTGACCCAGACCATAACCGGGCGAACCGACAATCGTGCCTTGCCATAACCCGGGGTTTACGGTTGACTCCTGCCAGAAGTTGCCGCAGATGGCGGAAATCACATACTGGCTGATACCGCTTTGTACATCAACCGGATACCGATAAAGATACGTCCATGCGCTATAGGGAGATACAAACGTATTGATAGATACCTGTCTTTCCAGTGGGTAGCTATCGGTATGCGCCCCCATAGTATACCCGCCGCCGTCTGCCGAGTCATATACCATTTCGGTATGCCCGGAACGCCACAAAATATCGCCTTTTTTCCAAGGCTGGTTTGCGGTTCCTTTTTGGAATCCCGCACCGATCAGATACCCGTCCATGCTCCGAGTGGTAAACCACGGGTTGCTTGCCAAAAAACCGCCGACGGTACAACAATAACTCATAAGGGACGAACAATCATAGTACGTAATCCCTCCCACGGTCTGCCTCTCACGATACGTTTGGGAATAACCCACGTTTGGATCATTACAGATTTCGATACAAGTGTTGTAGGCAAGCGTCAGATCAGCCACGTGTCAGACCCTCTTTTGCTACGTATCCGGTATAAACAATTCTATTAACGATAGCTTTCACAAGATACCATTCTCCGGTATAATATCCGTAGTTTCTAACACTTGTTCCGGCTGGCAATGTCAAAATGACCGTTTTGTCCATCCCCGCGCCCACGCGCAGATTATAACGATCGTTGGTATGATAGGCTCCGGCTATTTTCCGGTCAAACCTGCGTGCAGATTCTGTTTTGGTACATCGTTCAATCACTTTTTGCGGCTTTTCGTCTACGGCTCCTGCATAACGATAGTGAACGGTATTCCCATAAGGCAGATCATAATAAGAGCGGATGCAGATTTCTTTTCCGGTCTGATCCCCCGTCTGACCATCAATCCCGCCGTTTTCAGACTGGCTTGCGTGGACAATCTGGGACGCATTGACCGACATCGTAACATGATGACCAGCCGCAAGGTGGATATCCCCGCGCCGCCACGGTTTCTCAGCTTTCACAAAACCGGAGCTTTCCAACTGTTTGCCGAGATTTCTAGTGGTACTGTACTGACTGACCGGAAACCCAGCTTTTGCAAGTGCCGTTCCGACAAATGATGAACAATCATAGTCCGGGTCATTCCTGTGTACCTGTGAGTAACCATGCCGATCATCAGCGGCGATCTGTTCCGCCCATGCAACTGCGTTTTCGATTTTACTCATTCTTTCCACCTCCTAAGTGCTGGCAAAGTGAATTAATCGCGGTTGTATTCGCTTCTACACTTTTCCGCAGTTCTTCCATTTCTTCCTTGTGGGCATCTTTTTCTTTGACCAGATACCAAAAAAGTGCGCCGCAACACACGATTGGAAAACCGAGACTGCCAATTAACTGCGTAACCATTGTTACATCCATACGTCCACCTCCTTATCATTCCATTTCAACCAGTCCTCGATTTCACTTAATTTATCACACATAATAAAATTATGAATAAAGCGGACTGGCGATTTACTGTTATACGCGTTGCCATCCATGAAAAAGAAATCCCACAAATACCGGATGTGAGACTCGTAATTTTCATTAGGGACAATGATCAACGTGTCTTTTTCGTCCTCTTTATAGCGTACCGTATAAGCAAGATAAGCATTTTCTTTTTTCATCATTCCGACAATCATATTAAAAACGATACTTGCCATCTTTGCTCCTTTCTTCCTGTCCATTAAAACAAGGAAACCTTTTGACCTGCCAAGGACAGGGCGGTTTACTCAACCGTGGCAACCCCTTTTTAAAAGGTTTCCCCGTATTTTCATGATACAGCTTTTTTATCCGTATGTCAAGTACATTTGTCCGTCTCCCACGAACTATTTATAAAGATCAATCCCTAGTAACTCAACCGCCATATTCTTGCTGTCTAGATCGTCAAACCGCAAATATGCTTTGCGGTATGCGTCAACTAGATTTTCAAACAAATAATCATAGTGTTCCAACATAACCGTGTTTTGGGTATGATCACCGTCCCGAAAAACCGCGACAAATTTACAAGACGGGTTATAGTTATGCGTAATATAGATGTACCCCTCTTCGTAATACTCATACACTCCATAACTTTTTCCACTATGCTCGATGGTGAACAGATACCGCGACCGTCCGGTCGGCTTTTGTACAAACACGGCATCATCAATCAACATCTGATCTCCAACACTCATGCTTTGCATATAGTGTCCGCCGCGGAATGCTTTCAAAGCAGTATTCTCCCACATGGCTTTACTGGCACTGTCATTGTGAGTAAACTCACACACAAAACCGCTCCCATGCAGCATTTTTGTTTCTTTCTGGTATCTCTTATGGATACCAAAAAATACAAAATAGGGATTGAGCAACGAAATATTATTGGATGACATTACCAGTTTAAACCATCGGGACTGACTTCCGTTTCCGCGGCTGATCGTCAATAGCAACGATTGCAGTTTTTCAGATTCCCCTTTTACGTATTGTCCGCTTTCCATGCTGAACTCGTCAAAAAACAAAAAGTAGATATCCCGAAAATACGGAGATAATTTTTTTACACTGTCCATCTTACTTCCAAAACTAAACGCGCATCCGAATGGCACGCCGTCCAGAAAATACCGCACAACATTTCCGTTTTTGTCCAGATTTTTATAGGTAATCACACTTCCTAATTTAGGATACATTCTTAGCATATCTTCGTACATTGCCGCCGCTCCCGTCATTTCCCCTTTCGTCCGGAAAATCCATCCGGTCTGCAATCCGTACTCTTTGCACAAGATACAGCTTGCCGCGGCGAACGCACTTGTCTTTCCGGCGCTACGGTTGGAACACGTAATTGCCACTCCAGCGAAATCCCCGTCCACGTCCGGCTCTGAAAACAACCGAATCGGATTGTAATACTGAATCGCTTTCCCGTTATCGTCTACCGCTTCAAATTTCACATTATATTCAGCAAAAAGTTTTTCCCATTGAATATCGTTCCAAAAAATCATTGTTTCACGTGAAACATTTTTGTTTCACGCCCTCCTTTCTTCTTTTTTCCCGCTCCGCGTTACCACGGTTATCTGAATCTCTAACGTCCCGCCAGTTCCCCGCCAGCAAAACCGCAGACAATCTCACGTTTATCGCACGATAATCGCACGTTTTGATTGCAGATGGACGGCGGGAAAGGCAGAGCTACGCTGGGTATAAAAAGAGCTACGCTGGAAAACGTAGCTCTTTTACACGTATGGAATGAAGTTTTATAATACAAGATATAGTAACAATCAACTACAGGTAACATAAATACTCAAGTTACCGTCCGCCAGTCGGGGCGCGTACCCAGTTCATGGTAATTAAGCAAACGGATTAAATTTTTCCGTATCGCCGAATTTGTGTACATTTACCGCGGAAAGGTAAGCTGTGAATCCCTTGTCGCGGCGGAACTTGCTTTCTCCGATGGAAATGAACAGGTCTACTACTGCGCCTTTACCCAGTTCGGAAACACTGGAAACGGTTTCGCTCTCTACGCCGTCCTCGTAAAAGTCAACGCGGTAATTGGTCTGCGCTTTCACGTACAAACCAGCTTCGGAGGTTTCCTTTGCAGGAATCCATTTCGCTTCTGCGGCGGCATCTTCCCCGAACTCCTCGATGATCTTTTCAAAGATTACTTTCTGCTGATCGGCAGAGATAGAAGCGGAAAGAACGCTTTTGCCGTCTTCCTCTTTTGCGTATTTAACAGTTACGTTGTTTAATTTCATTTTAGCTTTGCTCATGATTTCGTTCTCCTTTTTGATTTAATTTGTTATGCAGAACCGAGGCGCGTTGCTTTGATCGGTTACGTCTTATCTGGACTATTCCAGACCGCGGTTGTGCGCTTAGTCCAGTCTTTTTGCTTCTGCAAAAAACTGTTCATCCGGCATTTCGTAGCGGGCGGATACGGTGTCGATTAAGACGCAAACGGAATCTTCCGGCAGTCCTGCCGAGATGACAGCATCTTTTTTGGCTTTCTGCGATTTTAATTCTGAGTCAGAGTCAAAACAACCGAGTTCCTGTCTTGTTTTTCTGTCAATGACGGCGTACTTCCATTTTTCGATTTTTGTTCTAACCATGATTTTCTCCTTTTCTTTCTGTGGTTTTCTTCTTTACAAGTATTATAATAGCACTGTTCTATCAGAATGTCAATGCTTTTAAATAAGAAAAAGAAAAAAGATATCCATAAATAAAAGCAGAATAGCAAGGTCTATTTCCTCTTCATGCAAAGCACAGAACGTTGCGATTAAAAGTAACATAAAAAAGATAAAAAATCTCATTTTATTCTCCTATTCCGGTATCACTCCGTCTTGAGAGTTTACCAACACTTCATAGTATTCATTTGATACTCCTAAGGTATAAGTGGTATCAATAATTCCGATGTTACTAGCAGTTAAAATTTCTTCCCCGTTTACTTTGATGTAATGTGGTTTCGAGTTGTTGAAACAACTGATCGTACGTCCGACATTTTCCATCCGGCGGCAGAGCCGGAAATTATTACAGCATTTCAAGTTTTCCGCTCCTAGTTTTTTATTCATACCCGCAACCGTAGATGTAAAACGTACGGGATCTTTGCCAGATTTCGCCGCTTTTTTATCCCATTCAACGCCGCAATATTTTTTCGCGCCAAGGGTTTTAAATTGGATATACAGAGCATCCATATCCCATACGCCGAGAATGTATCGTTTTTCGCCTACATCGCAAAACGCAGGAATATCGTTTTCAATCGCACGTTTGGAAAGTAATTTGTTTTTGTCTTCAAATTCTGGTATATGTTCTTCCGGATGTAAAAATTTGATGCTATCCGTGTCGCAGTAAACAACATCCATTCCAACAACGTCCAGCATATCTTGTAGTTGTTTTCTCGCGTGGGCAGTAACGTAGATTCCCCACTGATAGTGCAAAAAGCTATTCTTACTTTCATAATACGTGTTCAGTGCTTTTTCCGCATCTGCTTTTTCCCGCGTCCATTCTCCCGTGGTTTGGTTCATCACCCATTCGTCCTGTAAAAGATCAGTAACACACATACCGAATGTACTGTTTAATTTATTCTTAGATTTCATGTACTCATAGACTTTATCGGGGTTTCCTTTTAAACGGCTTTTTGCTATAAAAAATGACATCATGGTTTCCCGCATACTGTCCGGTAACTTTCCACGCGCGGCTACGTAGCACTCAGACACGGTAAAAAAGTCGTATTCATACTGGTTTCTTATGATTTCCAAGTCAATCTCTGTCATGGCGATCTCGCAACAATCTATAGAGAGTACTCGTCCATTATCAATCACATACTCTTTTCCGTGCTTCTGACACTTTGAAAGAGGGATATATGGAACCGGAATGTTTTCTTTAATATGCAAATTATCAAATTGTACCCGCATGATAACGCAACGACTGCCACATAAGTTATCAAATTGATCTTGAGATGTAATCTCTACAGCCCTAAACGCACTCATGGGATAGTAACCCATTGCTATCTGCGCGGGGTAGCTGCTGGAAATATCCATGCTTCCCATTACGATTGCGTTTTCCCTTTTTTTCGCGGTGATCGTGTGTCCCGCGTGGATGCGGTTGGCGTGCGTGTTGCCGCCGCGGAACGCATCTTTGCAAAGACGGTATTGAGACAACGTTAGCGCAAGGTCAGTAAAAACATCGGGATAATAGTTTTTATCCGCTTGCATGGCACGGCGGAACTCGCGGCGGACGTAGCCAGTTGAAGTAAGGGGGATTTCCGCAAGGTTGTCCTCTTTACGCGCGGCACGGATGCATTCACATAAACCGCGAACATCGTTATAGCAGTAACCTTGCTCACTTTCCATAAGTGGTGTGGTTGGTGTACGTAGTTTTTTGTAGTCATACGTATCAACCAATTTATAATGGATTACACCATCACTGTTCTCACAGAATTTTGACAGCGACATATTGCTTAAAAAGTAAGAACACCGGAACTCGATACCGTACTTATAAGCGTAACATTTCATCACTTTATGTGCGTCACGTGCGAATATTTCATCAAATTCAATGAAATCTTTCATAAATTGAAATTCATACGACAAGTTATGAACGTATACTACAGCACGTTTCGTATCGGAAGTTTTCAAATACAGATGCAGTTTTTCGCAAAACGACAAAAACTCGTTCCATGTGCGGCCAAAACACACGGTGTCTTTCATACAAAACTGCCAGTGATACAGAAAGGCGGTTCCTTTTACTACTTTTTCACCCGTTTTATTATAGCGTTCATAGTCCAATTTTTCCAACGTGGTTGTTTCAATATCAAACGCCATTTCCACGTCATAATAAACGATAGGATTTTTCTTTCTTCCACGCTTGCGGCATTCGCGCGCAGTCTGGAAAGATGAAAACGGAAAATCGTCAACGCTATAAATTGTTTCACGTGAAACATTCTCTTTTCCGTCTTGCATAACAGGGACTTGTAATTCGTACATTTTTTCACCTACTTCAATTTTAGTCTAGTTTCTGCAAAAAGTTCTTCTTCTGTAATATAACCGTCCAGATACTCTTTATACTCCTCCATAATATCTTCGTAATCATAAGTATTATCACTCATTTTCAAAAAAAAATCATCAATGATCTGATTAGAATCTAACTCTCTTCTCAGACTCTTCTTATATAAGTTGGACGTCAAAAAACGATACAATTCCTTGTAATTGCTTTCGTCAACGTCCGCAACAATTTTTCCAGACTTGTCAAAACGCCGTTGCAATTCAGCTATTCTGTACCCCTCCAACGTTGTTTCTGGTGAGTTCAAAAACGCAACCATCATATCCCACTCCTGCCGGAGAGATGCATCCGATCGTTTTACTCCTTTCAAGAAACGGTTTTTTTCACGCCCTTGCGCCGCAAAAAATTCTTTTACGCGTCCGTACTCCCATTGGTCACGGGCGTGAATTTTTTCCAGTTTGGCAAGGCGGCTATTTGCCGCCTGCGCCACTTTAGGTAATTCGCGTTTGATCTGCTCTAAACTAAGGTCGAGTTCTTGATAGATGGAATAATCTTTTGATGCTGGCATTATTCGCACCCCCTAATAAATATTCGTAAGCTACCGTTGACAATTTCAAACCCTGTTGCTTCTTCTGACAAGTAATTTTCACGTTTGACAGGATAGATTTTTGCACAAACCATGTCAAATGATGCTACTAATACATAGTATTCTTCGTTAAACACACTAACACTTGCATAAATTTCAACTCTAATGCAGGCAAAACCTTTATACATACGGACAAAATCTTTTACTCTCATAATTACCTCCTTAATAATAACACTGTTCTTCTGAGCCTGTTTTTGAATATAATGGACACATGGTACAATTATCATTCGCGGCACACACCTCTTTATGCGGTATTTCGATGTAATATGCTTTCAACGCATATCGGGTAGAAAGTTTATTATGCAAGTTTACAGTATAACCCCTACCGAAATTACCTTGATATGGTATTGGTTTACAGAAAGTATTCTTCTTAACGTATCCATTTGTTAAAGACGCGTGGTCATACGCGTAAATATGGATATTGCCGTCAATATCTTCCTGTTTTATATATAATGGAATATCTTCCATTTTCGCTGGTAAGGTATACAGTTTCTCTAAATCTAAATACTTCATAGCAATTTCCTTTCTGCCCGTTTACGCCGATAGCACAGCAAATATATTACTTAAAGCTATAAAGTGGTGATTCCTTATACACCTCTCTGTACAAGTCATCAAAAGCAACCCATCTTGTTAGTGCTTTCTGTGCTTGCATACTCGATTGCCCATAATAGTTTTCCATTACTTTAAGAATTTCCCACGAAGAATTGCATCTTTCATTTAATAAGGTTTTCATTTCTTCTACTGTCATTGTAATCTCTCTTTCTCCCCGTAATGCCGATAGGACAGCATTTCCCTAATTACCCGAAAAATCTTTCGAGTAATTTCACATCATTTTCAAATAAAACCACATTCAGCAGAGAATGGGTCTTATGCGCAACTTTTTCGAGTTCAGAAACTCTTTTTTCTAGCTTCTTTATAAATACTGTAATATTCATTTTTTTTGCATTATTGGTTTTCCTTGTTTCTGATATTACAATACCACTTTCTGGAAATATGTCAATACTTTTCTAGAAAAATTTCTAGAAAATTTATTCCATTTAATATTACACACATATTCATTCTGCCCATTGTCCGCCACCCACGGACACTTTAGCAGACTAAAGTGAGTCCCCTTTTCGGAAGTGTCCGCGACCCGCGGACAAACTGGCGGTTTCGCCCACTTTTCGGGCAAAATGAGTTAATAAAACAAAAGAATTGTGTGT